TTAGCAGGCTATCATATCAGAATTATCTTTGTGTTTTTCGACAACTTTCTTAACACTAGATTCGTGCCAAAATACTTCTTTGTCACTTACCTTGATTGGTTGAGGAATTTCACCATTCTTAATCATGCGATAGAATTTAGTGCGGCCAATAGACATTAGCATCATAAATTCTTTAGCACGTACACGACGATCAATCTCCATTCACCCCTCCTTACTTTCCGCTTTAACTTCACTCATTATTCGATTTCCCAATATTCGTGCTTTGATTCATCAAATTTAAAGCTGTGGTATTCAAATAAATCATGGAGCTCTTGTTCGTAATTATCACAATTGATGTTTTCATAATCTTCTAGCTTGATACAAAGCTCATTCCAACGATCACGGAAATCACCACCATCCAAAACCTTAATTAATTCACTCATCCCTCAGCTCCCGATTCATCCATTTCAATAACATCATCAGTAAATTCACGAGAACTAGGTGTAGCGAATTTTTCAGTTGTCCCGTACTCTTCTTGAAGGTATGCGTTAAAAAACTCAGATTTATTCATCACGCGAAAATCATCTGGCAAGTGGCCTTCAGCATCCTTAAATATCTTTTCAAGCGTTGAACGCGTAGGGTACTGACCAAGAGAGAGTGACATAGTAACAATTGCTTGTTGCCCATCTTTATTAACTGCATAAACTTTCATTTCAAGTTTAATTGGTGCGTTCATTTTCATTTTTCAGCTCCCGATTCGCTTAACCGTTTAACCATTTCCTTGTAATCGCGCATTAAGCGACATTGTTCAGATTGAATATTTTCCTTGTGGGCTTTTTCCAAGATCTCATTCAGAACAGGGTCCTTTACTGGTGGCTGTTCTAAAATTCGCTCTTTTGCAATTTTTAAAGCCATATCCAAAGGCAATTCTTGGGGAGCAATTACCCAGCCCTCTGGCACCGCCTGAGCTTTGGCTCCCAACCAAGCACCAAACATAGAGTCATAAGTAACTTTTGCAAAGAAATTACCATTGCTATGCTTTTCAAAAAGTTCTGGTAGATTTTTCTCAACAAAAGCATTGAAAAGCTCTAGCTCTCTTTCCTTATTCAAATCTGTCATGCTGCTGCTCCTTAGCTCGGTCTTTTGCTGAATTTGTCAAACGTTGCCATGAACTGATCAACACTGAATTGAATTGTTTTCTTGGCATTGTGCGGTTCAAATTGAGCAGCATATAAAGCCATACCAAGCCACATTACTGAGAATGTGAAAACCTTTGCTGAGTCTTTATCTTGGCTATTCATTTCATCAACCATAGGCCCAATAATTTTCTTAAAAATCTCTTCTGCGATCTGGTCAGAAGTACCGCTAATTGTGTTTAATTCGATTTGTTTCATGCTGCCACCTTTGCCTTAATGCGCTCTTGATATAACTTTGCGTAGTACTCTTGAGCATGTGGAATTTTGTCTTTGATCTTCTGGATCATTGCTTCGTCACGTTTGTAGGTGACAGTTGTTAAACGTTCTCTAAGATCGATACGCTCAACTAAATCAATTAGCTGTTCTCGGTCATCCCAATCATTTGTAAGCTCGACAGGGCAAGGGAGTAGCCAGAAATCAACCATTGCTTGTTCACAGTCGTAAAGCCACATGTAGCCTTGCATCTGCCAGTCATAACCGGCTTTCTTTGCCTTTTCTTCTGCTTCATCTTGAAAGAAGGGATGAGTACCAATATCCCAAGTACATTTAGTGTCGATGATCAACTTGTTATTTAGGTCAAGAATGTCACATTCACCAGTGATTAGTTCATTTTCCAAACGGCCTTGATGTTTTAAGTATTGACGAAAACGAACCTTACCAGACAGGCTAATTGCGATTTCTTCAAGCGCATTACCTTTAGCCGTGTACTGGTTGCCTTTGAAAGACTTGAACGTGGTCAAGTCCTCCTTAACGATTGTTCTAATCTCAGTCTTAGCTGTATCGCTAAGAACTGAGCCTTTAGTTTTAGGGTCGCCTACAAGCTTATGAAGGCTTGAGCATCGGAATAGCTTCATAGTGCATTTACCTCAGCTCTTTGTGCATTAGTAAGTGCATAGCCTTCTAATACATATTCTTTAGTAACTGCATCGGCTTTGATTTGCTCTAAGAGAACCGGGAACTCGTTGTCTGGTACAGTTGGTTTAACTTCCTGAACTTCTCCAACTTCCTTCACAGTGACATTTTTAAACCAGTCTTTAGGTGAACTCATGCCATCACGTAAGCTAGTGAAAATCTTGCGAAGCGCAACGATATTGGCTGCTGTAATAGCATCAAGACGACGCTGAATGTAATCTTCAATGTCTTTCTTGGTGACGTTAAATTGCTCAAAGGCAACAACAAGTTTTTGTACAGCTTCTGGTGAAGTATCAGCACTTGCATGGATTGTCTTTTCACACTGATTAACTGCATCATCAATTACATCACCGGGTATTACACCTAAGATGCATGCACGAAGACGACGAGCGCCATTATTTGCAACCAATTCATAAATATCGCGTGGATCTGTTAATTTTTTAGATCCATTGCGTGTGTAGCGTATATGTGGAACCTGAAATACCTTTGTTTGACGGGTGTTTGTCTCTACATCCCAAGCAAAAGCTTCAACCGTTGATTCGCCATTTTCAGAAGATAATTCACGGATACCGTACTGAATATTCCCCCAATTCTGAGCAAGCATTTCCGCAAGTCGAATTGATGGACCAGTTACCGAACTACCACCACGAGCATAAGAATAAACAGCCGATTGAGCTAAACCTGGACGCTGGCAAGCGTTCATAATCCGGTCATAAGCTTCAATTGGATTGCGTGGAAACTGTTTAGCAATAACTAAAGCTGCTTGAACCTCTGCAATTGCACGTTGACTATCAGATTGAACTGTAGACATTGCTTGAGTAGTAGGAGCAGCTACTGCAAAAGGGTTCTGTCCTGAGTGTTGCACTGGCGCATTCATAATCTTCTCCTAATTCTTTACGCTTGCGATGTATCTTTTAACTAAAGGGATGAGTTCTCTTTGGGTTGTGAAGTGGGCGCCTTGAAGCCTGTCGTATATCGGGTAAAACCTGTCTTTTACTTCAACCTGTAAAACCTGAAAATCACCTTTGCCATCTCGATACTGAATTTGGTTTTCAATAAGCCAAGACTTGAAATCTTCTAGTTTTGACTTATGGAGTAGGGCGCGTTTAGACATCACCCACCTCTCAACTCTGTAATCTTTTCTTCTCTTGCCAGTTCTTCTAAATACTCATTCAACTTAAGGATTTGAGTAGAAGTAAGGGCAAATGGCATACCTTCGACTGCATCCACATAATCAAAGTCATCGACATGTGGTCGGCTAGATGAATCGACTGTCATTCTGGTGTAATCCACATCTTTCCAGTCTTGGTAATCCAAGCCTTCGCCATATTCGAAAGTGTCGTTTTTCTCAATTCCTTTGACACTTGCCACGATGTAGATGTGCTCTGCGTTAAAAACTGATAAAGAGAACTGAACAACGCCATCCTCAACACCTACATTCATCACTTCAAGGCTTGTGAATACAGCAGCATCAAACGAGATATTGGCTAACATATTCATGAGTTAGTACCTCGTATCTTTCTGAGTTGCTCTACGACTTGCTTTACTTCTTCTTCGGTGCGCCATGCTCCAAGAGGGTAATCATTGCCATCTCTATGCAACATTTGAGTAATTCCACCGTCTTGCACACCACTAATAGTCCAAACCCAATCATTGTCCTTCGGCTCAAAAGGCTTCGGCAGCTCAAGTTCAACCTTGATGGTTTGGGGTTTGAGACGGAATTCATAATCCTCATTGTCGAAAACGCCCAATGAGTAATCATTACTTATATCAATAAAGCCAAAATGGGTATCTTTTTTATTGATCTGCAAAGCTTCACCATTTGCCCATGCAAGCTTCGCCTCCGCACCGCTAATCAAGGCTGGGTCTTGGGGTTTGGTGATTGGCTCTAGGTCATTTGGGCAGTTAGACAAAACCCACTCGCCATTAAACATGTAGTATTCATTCTCACCTTGTTTTAGGTATGGGGTATTTGTTCTGAAGTTCTTGTGTGTCGCATCCTTCACATCATTACGCTTCAACACAACAAGGTCTTGAAGCTGAGGGAGGGTGAGTTCTTTAAATCTATCTCCCAATCCTCCCCAAACATAAGGAGACAAATAACAGCAATTTGAGTTTTCTGCATATAGGTGTGAGTACCAATCTCCGTCTACTGGATAATCGCCAGCCCATTTAAAACCTAATTGTTCAAACAACTCCTGAGCCTCTTTGCTCTCAGCTTCATCTTTAACTTTGATTTTGTAGTTATCCATGAGACTTACCCCACATTCTTTGCAACGATAAGGGCAAGTACAATTGCACCCATCAGGAATGGAGAGAACAAAGCAACTAACTTTGCCCAGTCTTTAATGTCAGCAACATGCTGTGCAAATACAGATGGAACCTGCTCAGCCTTAGTTGGATGACGATATAGAATTTGACTAGTTTGTGATTTTTGATTCATACTTATCTCACTCATTGAGTAAAAGTCCCGTCGGTCGAATGTCAGGGACTTTTTTGTTATCTGGTGAGATAATATTAACTATGGTTAATTTTTTAGTCAAGAGAAAAGTTAACAATGGTTAATCTTTTTATTAACTATAATTCATGCTTTAATAGACAAAAGAAAACCCACACGGGGTGGTGGGTTTTTTATCAACTTCGACGATTATTCTGAAGAAGAATTAAATCTTTGCTTAAGATCTTGAGTTAATTTTTCAACATCTTGAATATAATTATTTCGGAAGTCGGGATTATCAAAAATATTATTTAATGTGTCAATAAGTGATAATAAACCAGACATTGGTAAGGCTACTGTGGCAGAATGCACAGCAGTATTTTGATTTACTTTATGACCAAGCATTAATTTCACAATATTATTTTCTATTGCAATCTGAAAAACTTGATCTGCGTAAATAGGTTGTAAACTAGGATTTAATTGTGTATTGATTACTTCTGTAACTGTTTCATGTCTGTTAGCGCTGCTCATATCCGACCTTTATTTCTTGGTTAACATTAAAATAGGATGAAGTAGTGTTCGGTAATGTATTCACTTCTTGAGCTACAATATTTATAGTTTTGCCATTGTTATATCTTGAGGAATTTACGCTTATATAAAATTCCTTTTCATTACCAGATAAAACATCCTCAACTACTTGTTGACCTGTTTGTAAATCAAAAAGAAAAGTTGTTTTATTCCTATGTGATTTTTCAACCAAATGGGCTTTCTTTCTTTCACGATCAATTTGCCAAGGTTGTTTTGGTCTCTCATAATTTTTATTATGAAAAATTACATCAAAATCATAACCTAATAGCCGAGAAATCTTGGAAATTGTTTTAATAGTGAGATTCTCTTCTCCAGATAAAACTTTTGTAACTCGACTTTTTTTCCAGCCTAGTTGTAATGCAATTTCTGAACGAGTCATATTACTATGACGTAACAGTCCAACTAAATGGGATGCAACTTGCTCCATTTTTACAATGGATATATCTTCATGCTCACATGAGAACAAAAATAATTTATTTGTCATAACAACCTCACCAGGAATGTTTCCATGTCGGCTTGATACTTAAAGATGGCTCTAACACGGTTATCAATGATTGTCTTTTCAGATTTATCAATCTTGTCTTTTCGCTTAGGTGATAATCTAAATAAAACAATGTATGCATTAACAAAGACCAAATATAATCGAAGGCTAGCTTTTCGAATTCTGTATACTGGTACATCTTTGTCATCTAATTTAACTACACATGCTCTATGCAACTCAGAAGAGTCATAGAAATCAAATAGTTCAGTTGGTTGTTCACACATTTCGCAGCGAGATGCTAATTGAGTGAATAATCGCAATACATCACAGTTGTCTCGTTTACTATGTAATGAAAATTCAGCCCTATCTCGGTAAAGAAATACATCACGTTTATCCATTGATGATGAAAGCATATAGACCCTAATACAGTCTGGTATCATGATTGGCTGAAGATCATCAGGAAAGCCAATTTCACTCCAGCGAAAGAAGTATGGGTCTATCATTTCTGCAAAGTTACCTTATAAGTGAACTAATATCAATTGCCATTTAATAAAAAATTTATATATAGATTGTATCGAATCTACTACTTTAATTAGCTTTGGGATGTTCTTGTCTGTGCTGACTTGGCGGCACGATATCTGTAATAGCGGTAATACTTTCAACTTCATCCATGTCAAAAGATAGGCGTTCGCTACCGTTAACAGCCAATAAACTTAAAACACCACCATTTATTCCTACAAATTCCTTAATTGTGCATCTTCCGTCCTTCAAACACACCTGAACAAATTCTGTTGGCACAAGTTCCGCATCAGGGTCGCATACTACATACCAGCCATTACGAATTGCTGGAAACATGGAGTCGCCAGTGCCTTTAATGCCATAAGCTCTTGGACCCGCTGTATGAGTTGGAACATAGCCATCACCCGCATTTCCGTCATACCCCATATCAGTGAAGTACCCATCCATTCCCATCTTTGAATAAGCTTTGACGGGAACGTATCTTTTTTGAATAGGGAATGGTTTATCTGATGTTTGAACAAACTTAACAGCATCTTCACTATCTGGAATATTGTACTTCTGCTTAAAGGCTTCAATGTCAATAACATTTAATTGAGGTAAATTGTTCGATTCCTGTTCAACCGGTCCACCATAAAGCAACCAATCGTCACTCACACCTAAAAATTTCGCAATGACTTTCAAGTTTTCTGCTGTAGGAACGCTAGTGCCATCTAGCCATTTCTTTACAGCAACAGGAGATTTTTTTGTTGCTCTTGCTAAATCAGCGGCTCTTAATTTTTTTTCTTCAAGTTTTTGCCTAATTCGAGAGTGTAAAGACATAACAAATATTCCAAAAACATTAACTAATGTTAATACGATCTATTGAAACTATGGTTAACAAGTGGTAAATTTGGTTTATTAACTATAGTTAACTTGGTGTAACCATGAAAATTAGTGATCTCATGACATACCACGGCTGCAAAAATCGGAAAGAGTTGTCTGAAAAAACTGGATATTCAACTGTGACCCTCTGGAAGTGGGAAAACAACGGTATACCAGCCAGAACTCAAGCAGTCCTGCAAGTCAAAACCAAAGGCAAACTTAAAGCCGATTTACAAGCATTAACCGCTTAGGAACTAAACCATGAGCAAAGTATCAACCGAATTGAGTGCAAGTGCCAGAAATGGCGTATCCCGCATATTGCATGGCCTTGATATAAGCAATCAAAAAGAGATTGCTGAACATTTAAAGGTTGATCCAAGCACTATTACTCGGCTTAAAACAGACAAGAAAAACAATGGTTTGAATGAGATTGAAATGTTTTGCGAGCTATTGAGTTTGCTTGGATTAAAAGTCGTTCCTAAAGATTACCAGAGCATTGATAAGGAACGTGTTGCTGCACTTTTAGTCATGTCTAAAAGTTGGATGAACCGTATAGAAACAGTTGATGACCTATTTCATGACGAAATCAGTGGTCAAAAGGAAAAACTTGGATATTAAAAAACCACTACCTGCGCAAACAGGAGTGGTTTATAGGCATTCAGTCGAGATGAATCAAATGAATAAAACTAATTTATCAAATCAAACAACCGAACGCAACCAGCCAGAATTTTTAGTGGGTGACGTTGTAGTACTTACTAAAGAGTGTCGAAGTTTTAAATCAAATGATTTGTTTGAAGTCAAAAATAAAACCCTGACTAGTTTATGGACTATCAAATCACAAAATCATTTGTTTCTGGTTTCATCAAAAGAAATACGAACAGCAACAGTTGCTGAACTTAACGCCAAACGCCGACTAACAAGCGCTGAGCAAGCATTAGCGGAGGTGTCATGAACAGCTTTACACAGCAAATCAAAGTTTCTCGTCAGCAAAGTGAAATCCAATCTTTTTATGAACCTGCATTGCGAGTACTTGGGCACCTGTTTGAGGTGAAAAAGCAAAATTTACGCAACAAAGGTTATGACGAAAATAATGCAGCGGTAACCAAAGTTGAATTTTCAGAGGCTATGGCTCGTCAATTTCGCATAACGCAGTGGTTAGCACAGCAGATTGTAACCAGCTTAACCAAGGCGTGTTTGATTGATTCTTTTGGAGGTTATGTTAAGCCAAAGGATGGTGAAAAGTGAGATATGCAGCAAAAAGAAAACAGGATATTTCCGTTTCTACCACACCGCTTGAGGTGGTAATTCCACTGGAACAACCAGTAAAGATCTATTCGGCTAAAGAATTAGCAGCTATGCCACTTTCAGTTATGAATGCCGCAATTGAGGCTCAGGAAAGATTTTATCAACTTGAAGAATTAACCCATATGGGGGGGCAGGCTATAGCAGTTCGCCGTCTCATGGAGGATGGGCACAAACTAATTCAGGTGAAAGAAAAGTCTCGTATTCGCTACAAAATCAACAACGAATTTATTCCTCCAAGAATTATTCGTCAGTTGGAAATGCGCGGTCTTGTAAAATTAGGAGTAGTCACTGATGTATAAATATCTCCACCATATCAGCGACTTTATGGTTGCTACAGCGCACCTTAGCCCAGTTGAAGAGTGCTTTTATCGCCGTGCTCTCGATTTCTATTATTTGAATGAAAAACCATTACCCAAAGAAACCCAGTCGGTTTTTCGTCGGTTACGTGCAAATACCCAAGAAGAAAGGGATGCAGTATTAATTGTGCTGCAAGAGTTTTTTGTGGAAGAGGAAGACGGGTTTCACAACAAACGTTGTGATTCAGAAATCGCCGCTTATCAAAAAGTAGGGGATAAAAATCGTGAAAATGGTAAGAAAGGTGGGCGTCCACGTAAGGAAAAACCAAAAGAAAACCAAAGTGAAGGCGACTCGGTTAATTCTGAAAACCCACAAAAACCCAGTGGGTTAATTTTGGGTTCTGAAAGTGAAAGCCAAAAAAACCTTAACCATAAACCGTTAACCGATAACCAATATATAGATAGTAGTAGTAATGCGCGTGAAGAAAATTCGCAATTTACACCAATCCAATTTGCTCAGTATCAGATCGATGATCACAAGCGTTACTCAATGCGTGAATTCATTTCTGAATACAGCGAGTTTCAATACGATTTCATCTCACTTGCTCAACAAAGATTTGTTTCTGTACCTGAAATCGACTTGAGAACCATGATTCAAAATTTCGGTGACTGGTACTTTGCAAACGAATCTAGTTCATTGAATACACCAAGCATCTGGTTGGTTAAGTGGTTCTCTTGGGTTCAAAACAACGAGAAACAAGTTGCTGCTAACCGCAAGAAACAAGAGCAAATCAATTCAGCTGGTCAAAAACCACAAGAGTCGGGTTACTTCGCTAATCTTTTTGAAGAACAGAGCGAATCTCAAATCGTGGATGTAACCCCAGCAAAAAAGTTTCCAATGATTGAGGAGGTAGGTCATGCATGAGATTACCTTGAACGAAGTGCGTCAATTAATCGCATCTCTTCGCACTGTTTACGCTGCTCAGTTCAATAAGCAATTTCCAGCAACAGGCGAAAGCGCAATTCCTCTGTCAGTGGTTGAGCAAATCGCACTTAAAACACTGGTTGGCGTTCAACAAAACCAATTTAACAACGCACTTGCTCGATTACTTACAGCAGGTGGACGTTTTATGCCGTCATTTGCTGAGTTTCGCACCTGGTGTATTGGTGAAAGTTGGATGTCTCCAGAGGAAGCTTGGTCACGTGCATGTAAGTTTACGACTGACAGTACCGTGGTTATTACACAAATTACAAAATATGCATTAGACGAAGTGATGTATTTGATCGAAGCCGGCCAAATGCGAGCAGCTCAAGATAATTTCTTCGGAACCTACAACGTGATGGTGGCTAAAGCTCAATTGAAAGGTCGTCAGCAAGAGTTTTACGCTCCACCGCTACAACTAGAACACAAAGAACCTAAACACGTTCCTGTGAGCAATGACGAGGCTCAAAAGCATCTCAAATCATTGATGGAAAGATTAAAAATCAATGGTCGTAAACCTGCACCAGTTCAAAAACTTGAGGCAAAAGAAAAAGAGCCTGAGCTTATAAAAGAGTTGGGCCCTGATCCTTTCGATAATCCACACGAATACGCAGAGATGTGCCGTCGGGAGGGTATGCCAATCCCTAGAAATATTCTTCAGCTAATTGATGGGGCGAATGCATGAAAGCATCTAAATTGATTAGAGATAAAGGACTGCAATACGCGAAGGAAATCGTAGATTCAGCACCTTCTAACGCAACTGAATGGAATGAAGGTTTCGAGTTCCAATGTGGTCAAAGTGTAGAGATTAGCAAGGCTGATCGAGAAAAGTATTTTGTAGACCTTTCTGAACTCAAGCGTCTGGTGGAGTCTTTGGGTTATGTAAGCAGATGGGGCGGCATTGAAAGATGCAAGAAGCTTTACTTTGAAGCTCCATTCAAAAGAGACAAGCACATAAAAGATTTAAAGCGATACATCCGCGATTACGAATCAATATACGGGGATAGTGAAAATGCATAAATGCAACCACTGTGAAGCTGAGCAATTAATTAATTCGTATGGTGGTCTTCCAGAAGCAAAGGCTTACATGAGGCGTTATTTCATGCTGAATGGAGGATTAAGAAATAAGTATCCAAGAACAGGCGCTTTGATAACTCAAAAGATGAATGAATTGCAGAGCGCGATTTTAAATGTAGAGGGCTTAAATAATGGACAGTAAATGGATTGAAGCGCAACGCCGTGAAATGGAAAAGCTTATTTCACCAGAGCTAATCAAGTCGAGAGATTTAGCACGTCAAAGTTACTTCGATCATATGGAAAAAGAAATGGCTGACCACGTATCGCGCTCAATTGAACCACTCAGCGGTAAAAAGCAAAGCACTCTGGTTGAACTAAGGGAGTCAATTGAAAAACTGGCTCAGAAGTATAAACAAGATGCTCATTCATCCAGCCTTTTAGGTGATCAGGATAAAGCGCGAGTTTATAACTGCTTTGCTAATCAATTGGACCATTTGCTGAAAGGTGGTGCTTGATGTCATCAGTCAGCATTGCTGAATACCGCAAGTTATTTCCGATAAAGAAAAATAAAAAGCGGCGTTCAGCAAAGCAAGTTGCCAGACAACCAAGTGTGGGTGAAATGGTTCTGGCAACACATTTAAAAGCATGCAAGATCAGTTTTGAACAGGAATATAAGTTCCATCCTGAACGCAAATGGAGAGCAGATTTTTTAATAACGGGTACAAAGATTTTGATTGAGGTAGAAGGCGGGATCTGGAGCGGAGGCCGTCACACAAGAGGCAAGGGCTATTTAGGGGATATGGAGAAATACAACTCCGCAGCAATGATGGGTTTTACAGTTTTACGGTTCAGCACAGAGCAAGTGAAAGCAGGCGTGGCGATTAAACAAATTGAGCAATTGGTAGGTGAAAAATGAGTGCAGTTTTAAAAACACAACAAATGGATTGGTCTAAATATACTATTGACGGTTGGTTAGAGCAGTTTGGCGCATGGTGTGAAACAGTTAGAATGAAAGGGGGTGATTTGCCAGATGGGCTTCATATCAATCAAATTTACTGGTTGATGCGTGAAGCTGGCAAAGAAGTACAAAAAAGTAAATCTTATATTCGATGTGAGATCAGTGATTATGAGGCGGATCAAATTCAAGCACTTTTACGAAGTCTATTAAATTCTGATAAAACAGATTTTACAACTAAGTTTGCATTAATTTGTTTAATTAAAAATAAGGTTGAAAATAAAGGATTGTTGAAGGTTGCTCAAGAAACAAACCAATCTAAAGCTCAGGTCGCAATTATGGTGAGTTGCGCTAGATTTTATTTATTAGGTCATGATAAAAGATTAAGACAAAATGGAGGTTCAAATGAAAACATACACTGTAAAACTATATGAAGGCGTTAGTCGGGAGAAAGTTAATGAAACTTTGAAATACTACCCTGATTATTTTGGTAAAATATCAATAATTACAAATGTAATTAATAATAAATTGCAATTAACACTAAAAGCATTTGAAGGAATCGACGTTATAACTGCCAATGATCTAATGATTAAAATCGTTGAACGTTTAAAAGCTTCTCAATTAGTAGAAAAGCATAATTTAGACTTGTTGACTGTCTAGACGCTTTATGGCATATTTTTGATATAGTGGACGAAGTATAAGTAATTCACTGATCTAAAGCTCATCGTTTGATGGGCTTTTTGTTTTTATACTTGCTAGATTTCAATTATGATTTAAAATTAAATCAGGTGGCTCGTCGCCAAACATCGCCACCTGAAATTCTATTAGAAATGATAGTTATTTGTTTGTGTCACCTCCATATTAATTAATTGTAGAGTTGATATTGTGTTGTACTGGTGGTGGGCACCAAGCGCCACCAGTGCAATCGTTAAAAGCGCCCCTTTTCTTTGCATTAAGTAATGTTCCTTTGATTTAATGGTTAGATTTACACCACACAT